GGTCTAGCAGCTTTATGGATTAAGAAAGCTGGTATACCTTCAATATAGAAAATGTATCTGTTTTGCTGTTTAGGCTCAAATGCCGTAAACATTGCTTCATTTGGATCGATTAAGTTAGCCATTTAGTGTTCTCCTCTATTAGTATATCTTTAATATAAATATCGCCTATTCTAATTTTTATTCATCAAACGATGCACCAGTTGGCATAATGTTGAAGTCTATGATGATGAATTCTGCAGCTTTTGCAGGCTGTAAGAATATTTCACCTTTCATAATATTTCTATCAATTATATCTGGTGTATTGTTAGTTTCGTCCATAATTACACGGAATGCGAATAAACCTTGGTTTTGTTGTACTGACTCTAAATATGGATTAACAATATTTAAGAATCTTTGTCTAGTTGCAGTCGTGTTGTTTTCAAATACTAAGAATTTAGTTGCTGATGCGATGAATTTCTTCGCTGCAATTAACAATCTTCGTACGTTAATTCTATCTAAAGCAGATGGTTTTGCTTGAAGTGTTTTCTGACCCCATACACAAACTCCAGTTCTTGGGAATACTGCGATTGGGTTAATTCTACCTTCATATAATTCATCTCTTTCTGCGTGAGTTAATCTTGTGTATACATCAAGTACAGTAGTTAAGCTACCTCTATTAAGACCTGCAGGTGCAAACCATGGGTGAGCTACTTTGTCGTTGAATGCATATACACCAGGAATAACAACAGATGGTGGTACAAACTTAAATCTGTTAGTTGCAGAATCTAATATTTTTACCCAAGGATAATACATTGCAGCATAATTAGTATCATAAGAATCTGCTTGTGATGTTGCATTAGCTATACTATCACCTTGTAATGAGTTATTTGGATCGAATATATAGAATGCATCTCCTCTATCTTCACAAACCTCTATTGCTCTTGCAATTACCGCTGTTGAGTTAGAATTCAAAATACCTGGAGTTACAATAAGGTTAACATCAATCTCATCTGGATTTGCAATTGCGTTAATCGCTTTATTATATACTGTGTATCCAGTTGCAGTTGCTGAACTTACATCGTGTCCGAATGAGTTATTTCCTGATAAATCTACTCCAACTGAAACTCTTAATGCAGGGTTAACTCCATCAAAACCTCCTTGGAATGCAAGTGAGAATTTCTTATATTTTAATGGTGAATCTAACGTTACAAAACCAGATCCTGATTGAGCCATTGTATCTAAGCTAAGTGCTTTGTTGTGTACTGCAGCTGCTGTATCTGATAGTGGAGCTACATAGTTGTAGTTTCCTTTAGCGTTATCTGAATTAAACTCGAATCCAAAGAATGTTTTTGAATCATCATGTGACTTAGAAACAACCATAACAGCTGGTGGATAACCTGCAGTTACTGAATCAGCTGCACCGTTATTAGTATCTACAGTCATTGAGAATGGTGACTGATAAGCATCATGTCCGAATGGTACAAGTTTTGGTGATACCACTTTATTCATTACAGCTTCATCAATTTCTATTCTAATATATTTTGAAATATTCGGGAACATTCCATTTACAATTAGTTTTCCTGAGCTATCATAAGATCTATACTGTGTACCTACTCTACGTCCAATAAAGTTTGGATTATCAGGGTCTATACTTAAATTAGCATAAGTTTCTATAGATATAGGTCTAGTATCTGTATCGTCATATTTTCTAACTTGTAAAGTAAATGAACCATAATCGTCTCCTTTTACAGAACCAGCTTTCTTTACATTAGAAATTGATATTTTAAAGTCATCATTAACTGCATTACCGTGACCTAAAGTATGAACCTTAAATAATCTAAATGTACTTCCGTTAATAGTTTGTGAACGTACATAAGGAGTACATGCATGTGAATATCCTGCCGCTCCAATTGGAGAATTTGTTCCACCGTTAAAGTCTAAATCTGCTCTAGATGCAGATAATGTAGTAGTTTGTATTGTTCCTCCTGTTCCTGTAAGGTTAGAGAATGCTGTTTCGTCGATGTGTTGTGCAACAGACTCAGAGTTAAATAGTGCATAAACATATACAGGTTGTACAGGTGTTGTTGCAGAATCTAGAGCGGTTGCAGGTACATATCTACCTGAACTTTGGCCTAAGCAGTTAAGAATATAGTCTGCATTATCCTCATCAAATGAGAATGTAAGATTTGTTGTAGCTTCAGTATTTGTAAAACTGTGAGATGCTACACCATTTATAAAGTCTTTGTTACCAGTATCAAGAGCGCCTATTGACTCATCAGCTGCGAAAGTAGCATCTTCATCTCTTGCTGTTGGGTGAAGTACAGCACCTATAAATGCTGATTGAGTTACTTCTGCACCAGAACCTGATAAAAATGTATATACTAAAGCAGAATTGCTATTACTATATCCAGCTAAACCAAGAGTTCTAACAATTGTTACCGCTCCTGCATGTCTTATGTATTCTTTTACTGTATAAGGAACGTATGTTCCGTCTGTTCCTGCTCCAAATTGGTCTTGGAATTCATTAAAAGATCTGATTACCTGCGGTTCAAACGCAACACCTTTTTGGGTATTACCTATAATAGCAGCTCCAATTTCTCCAATACCAACTGGCAAAAATGATAGGTCGTTTTCTTGTGTAAAAACACCTGGGCTAACAATTCTTTCGGCCATGTTTTTTTCTCCTATATGTATGTTTACTTTATGAAAAACACTCTAAGTTCTAAGTATTTCTTAACTATATATAAATATCGGTTGGATTCCCAAAATGCTATCTAGATGATGAAAATTTACCTGTAGATATATCTAAAGATCCTTCTCCGTACTTCTTACTCAATTCAGCAGCTAAATTAACTTCTCTTGTTTTTATATCCTCTAAAAGCTTATTTAACTCTTCTTTTTGTGCACTCAATGCTTTTTCCGATATAGCTAATTGTCCAAATGCAACAACTAAATTATCCATATCAGCTTGTAGTGTCTTTAATTTTTCAAGATCTGCAGCATCAACTGTTTTTTCTGTAGCTGCTTTCTTTTGTTCTCTATGTGCTTTGAGCTTTTGCTCAATATCGGTATCTATAACCATTTACTTTCTCCTAAAAATTACTGTTTTTATACTTATCTATTAACTTATTACTCGATGGATCTCCGCTTCCTTCAAGTCTTCTTCTTGTTGAATCCAATGTATTACCTTCATCTATTAACGAACCTGTTGTGTTTACGTTAGAAGAATTTTGGTTAATTGGTTTATCTATATCATTAAATACAAACTCTGTTGTAGTTAACTGTTTAGCTGTAAATACTCTCTTAGCAAAGTTGGTTGCATCCTTCTGAACATTATCAGGTATAATATAACCATTCATTGTTATTTGAAAGTTTGCTCTAACTGACCTATCACTTCCTTGTTCTAAAGTATTTTCTGTTGAAAAGCTATCCATCATTGCTAAGAACTTGAAACTATTTTTATCACCCCAGTAAGAGTTTGCATTATAGTTTATATCTTCAATTATCTTATTCTGTTGTGCAACATATTCTGTCCATACTATAACGTCGTATGTTATCTTTACATAGTCTGGTATAATAACATTATAGAATTCTTTTGATGGCTTTACACCTTGAAGTATGTTAAATCTATCATATCTATTTCTAGGGTTATATCTTGTTGCAAACTGTCTAATAACATTATTAGGATCTGCTGCATCTATTTTATTACCCATCATTCCTTCAACTCTTTCAAGATTTGTTCTTCTATACATTATTACTGGTATTTGTATTTTTCCTTTTTTATCTCTAAATACACCAGACTTTTGTACAGCTTTCCATCTCTCTGGAGAACCATAGATTATAGGTACATCTATTATTTCTGCTCCATCGTCAACCTTAGGTTTTATTACTTGGTTGAAGTAAAAAGTTATTGCTTCATCAACATCATAAAGTCCAATGGTTATATCTTTAACCTTTGATTCGCCTTTACTTATTTGATTGGCTCTGTTGTTTACTATGTTATTATTTCTTTTTGCCATTATAGATTAGATATTCTATTATTTGTACCAGATCTTATTTTTTCTAGTCTTAATTTGCTTTTTCTTGTTTCATGTGTATTTACTATAATTGAGAAACTAGAACCAAACTCTCCACCTAAAGAATCTGTTCTTTCTCCATCAATAAATCCTTTATCTGTTTTAGGGTTTTTACCAAATAAATATTGATGCTCTACAACTGCATCTATTTCCCAATATATTTCATCCCACCAGATAATATCTCCAACTTCTAAAAATACATTTGCAGCAGGAGTTCCAATACTACCAGCTGGTAATAAATCATCTCTTAAAAATCTGAACTTGGCCATTTGATTAACATCAGGTCCAAATTCATCACTTTTCCATTCTTCCTCTTCATGGTCTACTAAACAGGCCACTCTTATACCAGGCTTATATACTTTATTTAGAGCTTCTCCATATAAATTACCAACTGTATCATAGATTGCTGACTTAAAAATATCAACTTCTACATCAATAATTTCGTTTATCAACTCTCTATTTAAAGTCCTAAATAGGCTTATATCTCTTTGTCCTCCAAATAATGCCATAATTAACCTATGTAAATTGGATAAGGTATTCTAGTTAATGTTTCACTCATGAACTCAGCCTCATCTTTCTGACGTTCTAGCATATTTCTTCTACTCGTTGCTTCTAAGTCTTCTCTTAATTGATTCAACAGGTTTTCTTTTTCTGTTGTAGCTTCGTTTCTTAAAGTATCACCATCTAGATTTGTTTCACCACCAGGAATAGGTATACTTCCATATTTACTACGAATACTACCTAAAAGTTCTTTAGCTAAAGCAAGAGTATACTTTCTAATCCACTGTTTTCCTGCATGGTTTATTTCAACATATCTCATGTTGTTATATGTTGCATTTGAGAAGTCTGTCATAGAACCACTATTAGACTTTAATGGCTCTTTTCTGTCATTTCTAACAATATAGTGAAAATAAAGTTTAGCTTCATTTGTAGGTTCTGGAAAAACTCTTATTTCATTATTTACAAGTTCAAATGTATAAGCTGACTTTCTTATATGGTCATTAAATTCTATAGCTTGTATTCTAAGAAGGTCATCATACATAGGTAACATTAAAAAGTTAACTGCTGGTGTATATTGTCCCCAACCAAATCCCTGTAGCATTTGCTCTGAACCTGCTCCTGTACCTACATAAGGGTCAAAAAACCTAGTTACTGCTGGTGCTGGCTCATAAAATATTCTTTTTATTTCTATTTCATTTCCACTTTCAGATACATTTGCCCATAAACTATCTAAATTATATGTTTGACCAGAAGCTGAACTTACAGTTATAGAACCAGACTTATATGTTACATCTCCTCCTGCTCCTGCTTCTGTTCCATATTGTGATGCTAAAGTTATCAATCTATCAAAATTAGGGGTTATCTCTCTATGAGTAAGATTAGAACCAGAGGGTGTACCTTGTAAATTTAATAAATTTTCCTTTATATTAAAGTAGTTAACTTGTGAACTATATTCAGTTATAGCTTCTTCAAATACAGCGTAAAAACTTCCTGATTGAAGTTCAACATCGACAATTGGAAAGCCTAATCTCTTAGCACACCATGCTGCAGTATTATCTGCGTCATTTTGAAACGAAGTTTCACTATCATAAAAGCCGAACGGTGTTTGTCCTGATGCGAACGTTGAAGTTCCAGTCCAAATTGGTATTTGAGTTGCCATATTTTTCCCTGATATTTTAGTTAACTATTCTTATATAAATATCAAACTCATTGCTTAAATTTATGGTTTTTATAGTAGTTTAATATATCTTCTAATATTGGATGTCTATGATTGTGGAGTAGTTCAACAGTGTGTAAGCCTTCTACCTCTTTTACTCCCCTTAAAAAGCCTAAGCCACTTTCTCCATTTCTTTTTAAGTCTACCTGGTCAGTATCTCCACAAAACATCATTCTACTATTTAATCCTATTCTTTGTAGAATCATAAGTGTTTGGTCATGGTCTAGATTTTGACATTCATCAACAATTACACATGAATCTAAAAAAGTTCTACCTCTCATATAACTAACAGGTACAATTTCTATTTGGCCTTTAGTTATCATTTGTTCTACCCTCTCCTTTCTCAATAGTTGATACATATTACCATATATTGGAGCTACCCATGGTGACATTTTTTCTTCCATATTACCAGGAAGGTGACCTAAGTCTTCTTTACTGATTGTTGGTCTAGTAATAATAATCTTTTTATAGTTTTTCTCTAATATACCATGAAGTGCAATTTGACACGCAAGAAGAGTTTTACCACTACCTGCTTTACCTAATATTATTGAAACATCGTTCTGTAATATTTGAGCTTTTGCTAATTTTTGTTCTTCATTTAAGGATAATAAGAATCTATATCCTTTCTTATTATTTTTTTGACCGTTTACAAAGTCTCTTGCCATAACATATTCTCCTTAATTATTTATTAAAATGTTCCACCATTTATTACATCAAAAAATAATTCTCCGCTACAACTTATATTACCCGAAGCTGTTATATTACTACTGAAAAGCCCTGAATCGTTGATGAATACTCTTCTAGTATCACCTGTGAAAAATTCAATATGGTTATTATTTTCTTGAATTATGAAAGTATCATTTCCACCATCTATAAATAACCTTGCGCTTACGGGAATAACTAGATTGTTTGTCGTGCTTATACTTCCTGTAAATTGGTGTACATCAGTTTGGTCATTACCAAATATAGTTGAACCCGAAGATACATTTGTTATACTTTCTGATACCACATAGGTTTGAGCCGTTAGGGTTCCAGCTATTTCTACGTTATCTCCATCAAAGTTTATTGGAAGACTGGTACCTGCGCCATCATACAATTGTGATTCACTAACTTGTACTAGGCGGGTATAAGTATCTGATATATTCTTTCCCGTTAGATCCGCCATCTACAAACCCCTATGAAAATTTTTCTAGTGCTTTTAATACTGTAGAGATTATGTAAGACTTTTCTTGTTCAGTTAAAGTAAAAGATGATTGGTAATTAGTTATGATTTCTGTTAAATCATCTCTTTTTTGGTCTATATTTTTAAGTGTTATCTTTTGTTTCTTTATTTCACGTAGTATATTTACAACATGAGTTTTCTTATCTGTTTCTACTATAACTTTCATCTTTGGTTTACTCTCCTCTATAACTTTTTGAGACTGTGACTTTACTTCTACAGTTATTTTTTTACTAGCTTCTACTATGAAGTTAGAACTCCATGGTTGAAAATATGTATCATCAGCTATAACTTCTAATTTAATATCTCCAGTTGTACCCTCTGGTAAAAGTCCTTGTAATTTTTTGATTGGTACAGTACATTTTCCTGAAGAATCTACGTTTCCTTCAAACATTATATTTGCAACGTCAGAAGATACTATGATTCTTGATTTTGCGTTTGTTAATGATGCTCCGGTTAGGTTTATTTCACAGATAAAATTTTCTTGTTTATCTGTATATACTTTATATTGCATCTACTATCTCCAAACTTGGTTTTGATACTTCTTCTAAAGCAAATTGTATTGATTCAACAGTCATTTTCGCCTTTATACTTTCTTTAGATTCTTCGTATATTTTTATACCGTTTCTTTTACATATTAGCGATATAAGCTTTTTAACCTTTTTAGGTTCTAAGTCAGCTATTATGGCAGTCTGATTTGAATTTCCAGTTTGTGCAACTTCCTTTACAACTTCTAGAAAGACTCCTTCCCATACCTCAGTTGCATTATTCCACAATACTTGATATTCTTCCCATTTAGCTTTTGTTGCCATAACTATAATAAATATAAAGAAGTTATTGAAAAAAGAAAGAGGCTAGTAAAAACTAGCCCCTCTCAAATCATTGTATGATTAGTATGTTATTAAACGTTTACAACGTCTTTACAAAATACTTTACCATAGAA